CCAACACCGCTGCTTTCATAGTAGTCAATAACATTTACTGCTCCACTCCTGAATATCTGGGCAAACCAGATAGCTGTTGAATCATTTATCCCCAGATCCCACGCAGTATGCACAGGGTAGGCCGGGTCATACGGCACTCTGGTAATTCTGCCGTTATCTTCTGCATCTGATAGCAGCTTGCCATAATAAGCACCAATGATAGCGGCTGTAAACGAACACTCATATTCCTGCTCGTATTGTTCCAGTGTCATCTGGCTACTAGCGGCCTCTAGTTCCTCATCCTTGACCAGACCACTCTCAGACGCTTTGACTATCTTCCAGTACCATTGGTCAGATCCATTCTCTGTTTCTGACTTGGCAGTTTCCAGTAAATCATAAAAATGATTATGTCCTGCCGGGGTTCCTAAAAATACAGCCGCACCCTCTCTGTCAGACAGTGCCGGACGCACAACCTCCCCCCATACCCTTGGGTTCTGCATCCCAAACTCATCAAACACACACAGATCAAGATAGATACCACGCAAACTGTCAGGGTTCTCAGCAGACAACAGCATCAGTCTGCCGCCATTAGGAAAATCAACTCTTAACTCAGTTTCATTAAAATTCACACCGGGAATGACAGATGCATAATATTTCACATAATCCCACGCAATACGCTTGGCCTGTGTAAAAGTGGGAGCCACGAAAGCAACTCTAGGCCGTGGCAACTCACAAGTCAGACAATGTTTGATTAAATGATTTACAGCCCAGACCGTCTTTCCAAAGCGTCTGTGCATCACAAGCACATTCCAACGCCTGACACTATCGTGCATCTCAGCCTGTAAGTCTCTAGGCTTGTAAGGTATGCGTACCTGTTTCATGGCTTATTAGGCAATATCCATATATCCATACCCTTAGGTGTATGTATATTTGTATATGCCCCTAACTCTCCCACAGTATCTTTACCGCACCGTCAGTAACCTCAACCCCAGCCCTAGCCTTCTGCTCGCCAAACCTCTCAGGTATCACCTTACTAACCTTCCAGCGAACATGACTGGCATAATCCCTCAACACATTCGGATCATAATCCTTACGCTTATGAAGAGCATCATCATACAGCCCATCCAACTCTTCTAAAGCCTTCTCAGCACTTTGACGCTGGGCCTCTCTTATAACAGCATCATACTCCTCGCTCTGACGCATATGCTTGTACACAGCACTACGACTAATACCAACCTCTTCACAAGCCTGTACCAAGCTAAAGCCATCACCTACCAGCCTAGCAATACCGTCCTTCTTGAAGTTCGTGAACCTAGCCATGTAACCTCCGGCTGTGTGTTGTGACGTACCATTTAACATATATATAGCGAGGCAGTGCAGTTCGGGGGTGCTATGTTGTTGCGATGCCCCCCTATGCCTTGCCTAGCATAGCATTGCAGGCTCTGCACATGCAATGCCGCGGGCGATGCCTTTGCTCATTCAATGTTTGTTAAAACGAAACTCAACAAAGCAAATCAAATGCCAGCAACAAACAGCAGCGCCAAGCTATCAATGCCTTTGCTGTATACTCTTTACTAATAGCATGAAAAAAGTTGACAGTAAACGCGGCAAGCTTTGCCTATATATATATACTCTGCTAGAGCCATGCAAAAATAATTTAAAAAAAATACATTTGACTGTTGACAATGCGGCAAGTCTTGCCTATATTCACATCATCAACTAGCAAACGAAAGGTAATCAAATGTACGACTTAGTTTACGCAGAATACAAAGCTTTAGATCTTGATCTATATGGATACGCGGCTTTATGCGATCAGATATTAGACATGCCAGATAGTCGTTTTGAACATGGTCAAGTTGAGGCCATGGCACGGATTAAAGCTTTAGAAATTTTACAGGCTGAACAATTTGAATTTGAGCCAGCCTGTTGTGACTAATCACTATCAACTAGCAAAGGAATCTAACAATGAAAATGACATGTGACAACGATTGCACATTGAATGGCTGGGTTGAGTATTTTGCAGAGTCTTTCGGACATGATGATCTGCACATTTCAGTTGATCCGCAATCTGACCTCGATGATGTGGTTTATGCTTTTTGCCATGACACGCAAGAGATGATTAAGATTAACGGGTGGAATTTTACATTTTACAAAGACTAACAACTAGCAAAGGAATCAAAAACAATGTCTAAAACAAAGCTTACAATTTGGTATCACTCGGCATCACCGCCGCAAATTATCGGTAGACATAATAACGGCTGCTTTGTCGGCAATTATGATGGATTGCATAAAACGCTAATGACCGCAAACAACCTAGCGCGGCCGTGGCGATCACAAGTTATCACACAAGATTATGAAGGCGATTATCATTTATTCCAGACTGATAAACACTGGCGCGACTATCCGTCAAAAGATACGTTTGCGGCATCCTATGAAACCATAAAAGTATAACAACGGCTGGCACGGGCAACCGTGCCGCCTCATGGCTTCACGTTACGGCGTGGTGCCATGCGGCGCAAGCCGATCTAGCAACTAGCAACCAGCAAAAGGAATCAAGACAATGAAAGCAACAAACAAAAATTTACAATCTCGCAACATTGGCACAAAGCGCGACAAGATGGCCGACAAGTTTTACAAAGAAATGGCGGTTATTCATTCAGAGCGTGGCGCGGTAGCGCGGTTTCGGTTTTACTGTACTGGGCAGACTATCCATTGCATAGCATGGCTTGTCGGTCGTGACCTATACGGTAGCGGATATGGTAGGGCTGGCGGCTATGGATACGACAAAGCAAGTGCGGCAATGGGTGCAGCTATTGACCATGCTGGCATTAAATTGTCGCAATCTATAGCTGGAGTTGGTGATACCGCTATGAGAGATGCAGCGATAGCAATCGGCAAAATGTTGACCGGATGCCGCAAGTTTTACATTCACGAATCACACGCATAGAGAGAGGTAAGCAATGATAAGAAAGCTATTTGTATTCATTGGCTGTTTAGCCTTTATCATTGGTGCGTCTATGGTTCCGCACACTACAAACGCATTTATTTTGCAAGTGGTGCTTTTATATGGGGGACTCATTGCAGCGGTATGGGCTGGCATAGCAAGCCGATAGAAAGCCGCACAAGCCGATCAACTTTGTTCGGGCTGGATACCTAGCCCGGACATGACAAAGCCCGTCAGCGTGGCTTAAATCGCTGTTAATCGACTAGCAATCTAAAGAGAGAGGGTAAAAGCAATGTCTAAAAAATACGAAATAAGTGTTTTAGGCACGGTAGAAAGAACCGTGTTTGTTGAAGCTGACAGTCTTGAATCAGCAGAAAGAGCCGCCGAGGCTAGGTGGTCAGGATTGACTGGTGGAATAAAAGAGACAGCCGAAATAGTGTCTGCTGTTGAAATCGAAACCTAAAAGAGAGAGGGAAAAGCAATGGCGAAACAATGGTATGAAATATGGTTCAATGACGGTGACCGCTATTTGATTCATGGCAGAGAGGAATTAAGACTCAATGCCGATAGATTCGACTTTGATGCCGATACAGTCATTAGAGACAAAGAGTGCTCGTTGATTGATTATGACGGTAATCAAGTGGGCGGTGTTCAACGTATTGTTTACAAGCATAACAGAATAGAGAGAGGAAGGGCGACTAATGACAAAACAAGATAAAATTACAATGCCATTTAACTATTCAATAGAAGACAACAAAGATGGCACGTTTTCGTTACTACAGAATAATTCGTTTTTGTTTTGTGGTGAAACAATCGAGCAATGTTTTGACGCAATGACAAAAGTTTATACTTGCATGAAATACGGCAAAAGCTACTCAAAATTTTAGAGAAAGAGAGAGGAAGAAGCAATGATTAACGCGGTATTCAAATTAAGAGATAAGCCCAACACAAATTTAGGCTGGGAATATATCAAGATTATTGATCGGTATTGTTACGGTTGGGAAGAGATCCCAGCAGAGGAAACACACGACAAAAAAGCTTGGACAGTAAAAAGGTTTACCTATGTCATTTTGGGCTGGGACACAGGCAAGCCAAAAGACTTGCATCCAATAAGCGATGATGAAATGGAAGATTTGTGGATGAATTACGATTTTGTTGAGATGGAAAACTAAAAGAGAAAGGGAAAAGCAATGCAAATATCATTTACGTTAAATGA